CTTTAGGTGGTCGTATTGAAACTGAAATTAGTCTTAAAAACTTTAAAGGACTAAACCCAGAGTTATACGAAACTGTCAAAAAAGATTTAGATAAAAGGTCTTGGAACTATAATTACAAAAGACGTAAGTTAAGAGAAAGTGCCAAGAGAGATGAAGTTATGAGGTGGGAAGAATGGAGTACCACTGAAAGACTGCATGTTGGAATGGAGCTTGTGTCTTTATTAATTGAGAGTACAGGTCTTGTTGAAATAGCTACTGAACAGCATAAACACAAAACTGTCAAAGTCATCAAACAAACAGCTAAAACTAAAGAATGGATAGATAATCGTAATAAGTTTAACGAGCTATTAAACCCAGAATACCTTTGTATGGTAATGCCTCCAAAATCAGTTGTTGATGGAAAAGTAACAGGTCATGGATATTGGACAAAAGAAATGCCTGAACTAGACCTAGTTAAGCAAAAAGGTAAGAAGTTTAACAATGAAATGGAGAACTGTGCTATGCCTGAAGTAACTACTGCGGTCAATCTTATGCAAAGTACAGCCTATAAGATTAATCCATTTATTCTATCAGTTATGCAGAATGCTTGGGACAAAGGACTATCTATTGGCGGAATGCCACCAATTAAGAACCTTGATTTACCTAACAAACCACATGACATAGAGACTAACCCAGAGGCACTTAAAAAGTTTAAGAAAGATAGTGTCATTGTCCACACAGAGAATAACCGAATGGTATCTAAAAGACTTCTATATGCTAAAATTATATGGTTGGCAGAGAAGTTTAAAGATTATGCTACATTGTACTTTCCACTACAATTAGACTTTAGAGGTAGAGCTTATTGTGTACCTGCTTTTCTTAACTATCAGTCTATCAATGGTGCAAAAGCATTGCTTAATTTTAGTCAGGGTAAAGCTATCACAGAAGAGAACAGAGGTGTATTTTGGTTAGCAGTACATGGTTCTAATATGTGGGGTAATGATAAGGTATCATTTGAGGACAGAGAGAAATGGTCTTACGATAACTTACAATGGATAACTGAATGTGCTGAAGACCCTATCGCTAATAGACAATGGGAAGACGCAGATAATCCTTTTCAATTTCTAGCATTTTGTGATGAATGGAAAAGATACCATGAAACAGGTGACGGGTTTATCTCTCATATACCTGTCAATGTAGATGGCAGTTGTAATGGGTTACAAATCTATTCATTATTATTAAGAGATAAAGTTGCAGGTAAGCTAGTTAATTGTTTGCCTAGTGAGATACCACAAGACATCTACCAATTAGTAGCTAACGAAGTAATTAAAACTTTGAAAGTGAAAGCTAGTGAGGGAGACCCATTGGCACAGAAATGGTTAGACTATGGTGTCAAGCGTTCAACTTGTAAACGACCTATTATGACAATCTGTTATGGGTCAACTAGATATTCTTGTACTGACTTTGTAGTAGAAGATTTAACTAAAAGAAAAGACAAAGGAGAAATGCACCCATTTGATGACATGTTCAAACCTGCAACATATCTGTCTAAAATTATTTGGGCAAGTATAGGTGAGAACTTAAAATCTGCTAGGGTTGGTATGGACTACTTACAAAACAATGCAAAGATAATATCAAAAGAAGGAATACCAATTCACTGGGTTACACCTGTTGGCTTTCCAGTTTTTCAATATTACCCAGAAATGAAAAGTAAAAGAGTACGTTCTCATTTAATGGGAGAGGTGTTTGCACCGCAGATAAAAGAGGAGACAAAAGAAACTGACAAGTTAAGAAGTAGAAATGCTGTTGCGGCAAACTACGTTCATAGCTTGGATAGTGCTTGTATGATTAAAACTGTCAATATTGCAAAAGCAAAAGGTATTGATAATTTTTGTAATGTGCATGACAGCTTTGCAACACATGCGTGTGACATTGATAAGCTAAATGTATCTATCAGAGAAGCCTTTGTAGAAACCTTTAGCAAAGACTTGTTAGGCAAGTTTAAGGAAGATGTAGGAAAGCTGTTAGATGAGGAAACTAGAGGCAAACTACCTACAATCCCTGATAGTGGAGACTTGGAGTTAGATTTACTGTATCAATCCAAGTTTTTCTTTGCCTAAACCTATGCACACCTGCATAGTAAAGTTACACTATTAGTAAATCAACAATCAAAAGAGAAAACACAGAGAACAACAACAATAAGGAAAAACATGAGTAAACAAACATATAACAAGATTGTAACTCCAGTAGGAGTTAGTCAATATTGTTGGCTTAATCAGGCTGACACTAAATTTGATAAAGAGAATGGTGGTCACTTTAAGACTAACCTAATTATCAAAGGGTCTGACGCACAATCACTTATCAAATCTATTAATGATGAGATGAAAGTATCTTTAGAAATGGCAAAAGAAAAGTCTAAAGGTAAACCCCCAAAAACAGCAAACATGCCTTTTGAAGAAGAGTTTGTAGAAGGTAAACCAACTGGAAACATAATCTTTAAATTCAAAGCTAAAGCAAAAATTATGATGAAGTCTGGTGACGTAATAGACATCAAGATACCAATTTTTGATAGCAAAGGAACACCTATGAAAGAGCAAGTATGGTCAGGTTCAGAAATGAAAGTTTCTGCTGACATGATACCTTACTACACTGCAATGGCAGGTGCAGGTGTTTCATTGAGATTAAAGGCAGTGCAGATAACTAAATTAGTTGAAGGCGGAGCAGGTGCAGGAGCAAAAGGGCATGGCTTTGAAGAAATTAAAGATGGTTATGTTGCACCTGAAGTAGAAACATTTGAGAATGAAGTACAACCGAGCAACACTGACTTCTAATCAAGTAGGACTTAAATATGGTTTTAGGTCTGGGCTAGAAATAGCTATCTCACAAGAGTTAGACGCTAATAGTGTAAAGTATGATTATGAGAAGGTTAAATTAACTTATGTTAAACCTACGAAAGCTCATTCTTATACCCCAGACTTTTACCTTAAAGAACAAAACATTTTTATAGAAACAAAAGGATTGTTTACATCAGCAGACAGACAGAAAATGCGTCTTGTCAAAGAACAACACCCAGATAAAGACATTAGATTTGTCTTTAGTAATTCACGAAGCAGAATATCAAAAAAATCTTCTACGACTTACGCTATGTGGTGTGACAAGTATGGTTTTAAATATGCTGACAAACATATCCCATTGGAGTGGTTAAATGGACAATAATTATAGAACAAGAACTGATTATATTGTTGTTCATTCAACTAAAACTAAATCTAATCAAGACTTAAATGCAAAGGATATAACTTTGCTACATAGGAAAGAAGGTTTCTTTCATAACGCTTTTCATTTTATAATTAAAAGAGATGGTACAATAGAAGAAGGAAGACCAGAAGATATGTCTGGTGCTATATTGCCTATAAACCAACCTTTAATTACTAACCAAAATTCCATAGCGATAGCTTTAGTCGGCGGATTAGCTGATGATGGAAAAAGTCTCGACACTAACTTCACATACCTACAATACGCATCTTTGCGTGAACTTGTAAAAAGGTTGAAAAAGAAGTACAAAGTTGAGGTAGTGGGTTGCAGAAATGCAATTAACTCTAAATCGTGTATGTCTTTTGACGTACTGTCGATTGTTGATTGAGACGCTCCTAGTTAGAAATAGCTAGGGGCGTTTCGTATTTATGAGGTAATGGAGGGAGACTGAAATTACCTCTTCCCCAATATATCACCCAAAAAATTTTATGACCCAAACCGAAAGTGAATTTTTATATCACACATCTTGCGATAATTGCAGTTCGTCAGACGCAAATTCCGTTTATTCAGACGGACATGCCTACTGCTTTTCTTGCAATACAACAACACAAGGACAATCAACAATGGAGTTAACACCAATTACAAAACAAGAAAGTAATTTTATTAAAGGCGAACACTTGCCTCTCAATAAAAGAAAAATTAATTTAGACACAGTACAAAAATATAACTATCAAGTAGGTGCATGGTTTGCACGTCCTTGCCATATTGCTAATTATTATAATGATAGCAAAGAGTTAGTTGCACAAAAATTAAGATACCCTTCCAAAGATTTTCAATGGTTAGGCAATCCTAAAGAAGCAGGATTGTTTGGACAAGAAACTTGTAGAGGTAAAGGCAAATACATAACTGTTACTGAAGGTGAGATAGATTGTTTATCAATCAGTCAAGCCTTTGGTAATGATTTTGATTTTGTCTCTATCAAAACAGGTGCGGCAGGTGCAAAAAAAGATATTCAAAAATCACTCGAATTCTTGGAGGGTTATGAGAATGTTATCTTTATGTATGACCAAGACGTACACGGCGTTGAAGCGGCAGTAGAATGTGCAAAACTTCTAACTCCCAACAAAGCCAAGATAGCTTCTCTTCCACTCAAAGACGCTAACGAAATGTTGTTAGCAGGTAAAACAGAAGAACTTAAAAAAGCTATGTGGAATGCAAAACCATATAGACCTGATGGTATTGTTTTAGGTTCAGAAATTTTTGATG